GGATGACACCGTGGAATACCACGACAACGCGGGGTCGCTGTACGCGCTGCTTGAATCCTCGCGTAAGACTAACTGCACACCGTTCACGTCATACGTCCACTGCGTACACACGAACACTTTCGAGGACCACGAAAACTCATCCAACGTCAACGAAACGCGATCGCCTGGACGAACGTTCGTGCCAGTGAAGTTGAGCGGCAGGGTGACTACCGTCTGCATATCGGACTGTTGAATTAATTTGTTAGCGATGCGTTGCGCTTCCACACTCGTGTCAGTGAACGGCAAGTGAATCTCTTTTTCCAACACAAGCGAATTGTCACGAGTGACCGCCGATGCGATCTGCGCGCGCGGCATTTCCGAACGCTTGTAGTTTTCATCCTTCGAAACGTAGGTCGCTTTGATCGTGTTGAATCGATCGTTGCGACTGAATGCGGTGGAGACCTCGGCCGGTCCCGCCAGATCCGATTCGTCCAAGGACAACACCGGTGCCGAGTAGCCGACATCCAAATAGTATTTCCCGCCGGAATAAATCACGGTGCCATTGCACGATGAACACAATGCGTCGAGGCTGGTCTTCGCTGTGTCAGTTCCCCACACGACACCATTCGCCGTGAACCGTTTGCCTGTGGTCGATGCCCCACTTGAATCCGGTTGTGTCACCGACACATCGCAATAATTCGCGGCCGCGTAGATGGACGCCCAATCGATTTTTGATGCGGGCACGGCGAGACCCAGGTTCGACATCAGGAAATCGGCAATGCACAGTGCGGGGTTATCGGTCCACGCCTGATAGGAGCTGTTCGTCGTCGCGGGGTTGGTCAGATAATTCGAATCAAGTCGCGGGTCATAGATATCTTTTTTTCCTTTGACTAACGCACGCACCTGGCTCGGCGCGCCTTGTTCATCCCACGTCTTTTGACTTTCTGCGGTGAGCACACATTTAATCGACAGGTATGCAATCCCTCGACCTCTCGACGTGTCAGGGTATTCGCTCAAACTGGTGAAGTTGGAATCGGCGGTTTGATCCGATGTGCCTAGGTATCGTTTGATGGTGGCGATCGTGTTTCCATCGGCGTCCGGTCCGAACGTTCCGCCCGTGACATCGCCGAAACTGTCGATGTCGGAGGTCTGGATTTTTTCATTGGAAAAATACACATCGGTAATCGACTCGACCTCGTGTGCGGTCAGTGCGATCTGTTCATACAACACCCCGTCTTCCGCATGCACAAAAGTGACCGGACCGGAGACCAGTGCGGTGCCGTACACCGTTTTAACCGCTTCGACCGTGGACCGCGTGGTGATGTCTCTACCACTAGAACTCTCGGCGGTTTTCAATCCTTTGAGTTGTCGCATTGCCGCGACGGATGAATACACACTGAGCGCCGTGGATGCGACCGTGATCGATCCGACAACGGTGGCAGTCGTCCCAGTGAAACCGAGCGCGATGCCGATTTTTGTTAACCACGGTACGACGGCCGCCACGTCAGACGTTCCAACCGCGTTGCGCGTATTTTGCCGCTACGGTGATGAATCCACCGGCCGTGAGTGCCACTGCTTTTCCGTTGTGCCAGATCCCCAACACCTCATCGACGTGCGGTAACCGGAGTAGGACCGGCGACCCTTCATGCAATGCCTCGACGTCCACCGATTCACCTAGCACCGCGTCTACGGTTTCGCCGAGACTGCCATGCCGGTCAATGATCAATTGTGCTTCGCCTTCACTGGAATAGTTGAACGGAGACATGTGATCGACCCCCGTCATTTCACGCACGACGAATCGGGCGAACTGGCAGCAATCCGCATCGCCATAATCAAAGCGACGTTTGTTCCAGGCGTTCAACGCCTTTGCGGTATCGATCGCGGTGTTCACGGTCCGAAATCTCCGGGTTGCGGTCCGTTGGGAAGCACGTTGTCCGGTGGCTCGACGGGTTGTCCTGGTGTGTCATCGGACACCCCATAGCGCCAACGCACCTTCTTCCCTGAGATCAACGGCAACCAGTCGAAGAACGTGTCACCGGTATGACCCATCGTGATTTGTAGTGTCTCGCTCGTGAACCGATAGCCTGGAGAGCGGCCGAGTTGAGCGAGTTCAGATTCACAGACATAGCTGATCGTGTCACCGTCTTCCGATCCCGCCGTAGTGAACATGTTATCTCCGTGTCCGGCCCATATCTGCACGGGGTCCTCCACTAACTGATCATCCTGATCTAGCACCCCCAGATAGACGGTGACCGGCTGCATGAAGTATTTCGCCGTTAATGCCGCCGAACTGATCGTGCTATCGATGCCTGACAACGTGAGCGTGATGCCGTACGCGGATAGGTCGTTGCCTTCCTGCGCTTGGCTTATGGAACCCAAATCACCGACACCGCTCCACGTCTGACTGTCCCACGTATACGATCCAAGTCCGTCCGACAGGTATAACGTGGTGTCAGTGAACTCCAGTTTGACAAAATGAATCGGTCGCGTGAGTGCGCTTGATAGTTGGGTCGCTGTGTTAGTCGGTAGCCCACGGGTCACAATGTAATGTCCTCGATTGCTTCGATCGTAATGTTAGAAAAGACGCCTGGTCGATTGGACCACTGCGCATCTTTAATCAGCATGAACGTTCCCGACACCGGCAACGCTATGTCCACGGCGGCATCATCGGCCGGCGATGTACGAATGCCGGGTTGCACTTTGACCGTCACCAATCCCGATCCATTGCTCGACGTGTTCTCCGTGCACATGAACAACTGACTGCCAATTGATAACCAGTCGCCCGCTTTCAACCAGTTGGTTACGCTGGCTGTAGCACCCGACACGTTGATTGAATTGCCCGTTTGTGATGCCCCGTCGACGACGGGTGTGCCACCACCCGCACCGCCGCGCGTGATCTTGGAGTGATCCGATACGGTGAAACGATGTTCACTACCGTTCAGTTGTACCAAGAACCCTTGCAACACGGAACGATCTTCGCCCGATAAGTTATTGAAAGATAACGTGATTTTCCATCGCGATCCTTTTCGCGCGACGCTTTGCACCGCGCCCGTCAACGGCGACACAATGTCGCGCGTGTTCGTGACCAATTCCCACGCCGAGGTCGACGGCGTCAGTGAAGTCGGGAATGCATAGGTCGTCATACGAATCTACCCCGTCGGATCAGATTTTGAATCGTTGCGATCGTCGCCGCTTGACTGGCCTGGATCGCGCTGGCAATTCGGACTTCAGCGTTCGCGTCGTTCCCCGCATCGATGATGTTATTAATGACCACGCCCGAACTTTCACGACGCGGCAACACTTTTTCCCCAGGGTGCAAGATGAACGGACCGACTCCGCCCTTGCCGTCGAGTCCACCCGATCGAGCAAAGCCCGACACCACACCACCACCGTCCATCGACGTCGCTTTGATTTTCGCCACGGTCGCGAGTCCCGCAGCAATTTCCGCCGCCGCCATAATTGTTCCGAGTGGTGGCGGATACGTTTCTCGTGCTTTCGCCGCCGCGACATACGTCGACATCATAGCGTTGGCAATGGCTAACGCTTTGCTATTGCCGAACAACTGTTGATTGGTAGCTAACACGTTGGCGACCCGTTCGGTGTTCGACATCTGCTGGAACGCTAACGCCTTCGCACGCATTTGATCTTCCATGCGTAGTTGAAAACTCATCCGCTCGACTTCGTTCTTGGTGATCGTTCCGCGCTTGGTATCGAGTTCGTCCAGGCTTTTCATAACCCCATCGATCCAGGTCGTGAACGCTTTGGATGGCATCGGCTTCTCGGTGAGTTCCCGCAAATCTTTCAATGATTGTTCATACGTTTCGATGGAACTGCGCCAGGTGTCGAAGATGAAATTGCCACCGGCGTCCATGCCGAGTTTTTCTTTCAACCAGTTCACCCCGTCGATCAAATGACCCAGCGGTGATAACAATGTAGCGATGGCGGTTATCCCTGCCATTTCGAACGCTTGCCATCCGACATTCACCTGTGCCAGAAAAATGCGAATCGATTGGAAACTGTCTAACAACATACCTATGGGACCGAAAATGCTTTTGATAAATTCGCCAGCGACCGACCGCATGCCGCCCATCTCCTTTGCCATATCGGTCAACGACCTGACCGCGTATTCGACAAACGGTGCGAACTCGACGGCGAATTGATACGACAAGCCTTTGACCAGTCCGCCCATGCGGGTCATGGCATCATTGGCCGCGACCACTTTCGCCACATCGAGATCCGTCAGCGACAGACCCAACGCACGCGCTTCTTCCATCATCTCGTTGATGCCGGCCGATCCCTTCTCCAGAATCTGAACCATAGCGACGCCCTCTGAATCGAAGAGCTTCATGGCAACTCTAACGCGCGCTGCCGATGATCCTAACTGGTTCATTCGATCGCCGATCACACCGAGCTGTTCGCCGATCGGGAGGGCCAAGAGATCCTCGGCCGACAGTGACAGTTCAGTGAGCGCGCCGCGTGCTTCACCGTAACCGGCTGTGGATTCTGATAAGCGACGTGTGAGACGCTGGAGCGCCATTGCCATCGTATTGGTTTGAACGCCGGTAAGATTCGCGACGTGTTCGAGTTCGGAAAGTTGAGTGACGTTGATGCCGATTCGTCGACTGGTCTTGTCCATAACGTCGATCGCTTGCATCGCGTTCTTGGTGAAGATGGTCAACGCTCCGGCACCGCCAATCGCGAACCCTGCCGAGAGTTTCGCCAGCGTACCGGTTAACGCGGTCGCGCGTTTCGCCACGGCCCCAAATGGCCGGCGGGTTCTGTCAACCGCCTTCAGTAGAATCGAAATGCTACGACCGGCCATCTGTTTCCTTTTCTTTCAATCGGAAGTGCGCCGCCCATACGCGCAGTTCCATCACCGATAAGGACAGGATTTCGTCAAGCGTCTTGCCTAGGACCTCGGCGAGAGACAACGCAAATCGAAGGTCACTGTCCTGTTCTAGTTTTTTTCAATGTCCAGGTCCGACAAATCCACGGTGGCCTGAATCATTTCCATCGCAATGCGCTCTAACACATCACCGGCGACATTGGTCCGCAAATCGAAACTGGAATTCTTGTTGAACATCAACGTTCCATTCTCATCACGCGCACGTAAGATCAACGTCATCGCTACGGCTTCATCCGATTTGCCGTTGGCTGACAGATTCCCGATAGCGGTTTTTTCGCGCATCGTCATCACTTCATGGAAATAGATTTTCGCCGGTGCCCCGTTCCCCCATTCGGGCACCTCGATCGATCGCATCGGATTTTCCAACTGGCGTTTGAAATGTGCCTTCGCGTTCTCCAATACGTTATCCATGATTAGATCGTCCCGTGCGTCAACGCGCCGTTACCGGACATGTTGATGGTCATCGTGACCATGCCATCGACGGCCGCGCTGATCGAAGTCGATTCGATGAACGCGTTGCCGGAATAGCCGTAGTCGCCCGACGTCGCGCCCTCGGGAAGTATCTGAAACGAAAGTTCCGCACCCGCTATTGTTAGTAACTGCGGTGCATCCGCTTCATCCCAGAAGCATTCTATGGAACCGCTGAAACTCTTAGATCCTGCGGCTTGTGCTTTATACGTCGAACTCAACAAAGTCTTGTCGATCAACTCGACATTTTCATCAAGCGAGAACGATGTGATCGAACCGATGGATGTGGCGGTGCCACTGTCGGTCGGCTTGACCGTGACCGTTCCTTCCGCTGCCGTGTGTGTGCCCATCTATTTTTCTCCTAAATTGCTGTGCCAGCGTTCGCCATCGTCGTGCGATAACGAACGGTAAAACTTAAACGGACAACGCCGATCGGTTGATCACCGTCGCCCTCGATTTCCATTTCTGTGTTTTCCAATGCGATGGATTTCGCAAACCCACCGACGGTAAATTCACTATCCGCGCCGAGTGCGTTTTCACATTCTTCCGCGATCAGATCGAGCGTGTCATCGACATCGTCCGACCCCATTGCATAGCCTTCTACCTCGACGGTTAGATCACGGTTGAGCGCACGCGGAATCATCGTGTCCAACTCCACCGATTCCGTTTTGGTGTAGACCAACAGACACGGAAGATGGGCGGCTTCCAATCGAAACACCCGCGACTGAAACACGCGACTGCCCGTGGTCGTGAGACCCGTAACAGTCGACGCGACTTGTTCGCGAATGCTTCGACGGACGTGCGTCATTTAGTCGCGCGCTTTGCTTTGGGTTTCGCCTTCGGTACTTCCGCAAAACCCCGATTGATCAGCTTTTCCGCGATCGCATCCGGTAGGTCAGCGTCGTCGCCTTTGGCGTGAACTCCTAACAACGTTTGGCAGTCTTTGGTGATTTTCACTTTCATCGGTTACGTCCTGCACAATGCGGTCGCGATGGTTTCGGTCAAATCGAGTTCAACCCCAACCACCGTATAGGTCGTTGACGAAATCACGAATGTGTCGTTCTGTGCCAGGTTCGGAGCGGAAGCGACCGCGACGGTGATAACGGGTGCCTGAGATTCGACACCCACCGTTCCGCCGGCTTCCACTTCCACAAACTGACGATTCAAGATCACGTTGACGGTGCTGCTCGACCCGCCGTCCGGGGTATACGTTGCCGCTACCCCGAACGTATCGGTATCAAAATACTGCGTTACGTCACTCGCGGTCTCGACTGCCATCAGCTTTTCCGCTTCGCCTTGGCCTTCGCCTTGGCCTTTGGTTTGGCATCGCTTCCAGCCTTCGTTTCTCTCGAAACTTGATCAGCCGGTACAACTTGCCCTGAACCAATGAGCGCAACCGCCTCAGCGTCCGAGACATCAATGACATCTCCCACTGCACGCGGTGCCAGATCGATCACACAGTTTTTCGCAACTCTAACCTTCATTAACTACCACCACTCGCGTGGGTGAACGCTTGACCGTGTCGGCAACCAATATCCATGAATTGCAACACACGGAGTCGAACGGTTCCTGATGCGCTGTTCGTGTACGGGTCGACTAACAACGATGGTCCTGAACCGAAAAAGCCCATGATCAATTGTGACCAGTCCACACTAAAGTAGATCGAACCCGCCGTGATGTTGTTCGAAATGAACACAGGGTGACCGTTGATGCGGTCATCGTCCATCACATAGGTGGCTTGTCCAGACTCCTTGACGGTGGTTTTTGCGAGTCCGACTTGAGTCGCATTGAGAATGTAACCAGGGTTACCGAACAACGCGTTATCGCTCAAACACAGCGACTCCAGGTCGACCGCTTCAGCCCATGTCAGGGTGTTAGCCGTGGTGAGTGTTTTGGTATTCACGCCGGTGACTGAGTTCAGACCCGTTGGTTGTCCGGATGAACCGGAACCCGCTGTGGCACCAAGGTCAATCAACAAACTCGTGCTGGCTAGGATGTCATTGCGAATGATGTTTTCAATACCAATCGCACCCGCGCCGCTGGCTTGGGTCAACATCTGTGCCGTGACTTCCGTATAGAGTCCCGCGCCTTTGGGTGACAACGAGATCGAACCGAGTGTCAATTCCGATTCGCTGGTGTTACCACCTTCACTCGCCACCCACGCCGCGGTGCTAGTACCCGTTTGTTTCGGAATCTTCACGTCCGCGTTCAATCCGTTCAAGATCGTCGCGCCGGCTTGCATGACCGCCGTGCGGTTGCGCAATGCCTCGATAAAGTCTCCGGCTAAGAAGTCTTCTCCAACTCCGCCGCCATCGTCCGTAACAGATACGTCGCGCTTATTCCAGTCTCGAAAGACTTCCGCCGGAATCGTGCTCCCTTCCGATGAATAGACATTTTGTCGCGTAGCCGTTTCAACCGCTTCCAATTCCAAACCGGCGTCGCTTTGATAGCGCGCGTTGGTGGGATTGGCTTGTGCGCGAATCCACCGAGCGAGTGAAAAGCGTCGGGTTTCTTTTTCGGTCATGCCTACATCGCCGGCATGCGGTTGTGTTTTCGCACGCTCCAACAACGACATGGTGAAATCGGCAACGCTTCGCTTTTCGCGAATCGCTTCCAGTGCTTCTTCTTTGGCATCGTATTGCGTGGCTAACGCGTCGATCTCTCGAACGCGCTCGTCTTCCGCTTTGAGAACGTCATCGATTGACCGAGTTGGCGTCGGCTCTTCGACTGGTGTGTTGTCTTCAACCATAATGGTTTCCTTTCTTTTGGTAGGGGTTTCTACTTCGACCACCTCGGTCTGAGGGGTTTCGTCTTCTGGAGATCGGCCGACGCCGACTTGTTCGCTTTGGTCTGCTGGGACGCTGACCAAAGACACTTCCAAAATCTTTGCGCTCACACGCATGTAGGGTTCGTCGCCGCTGGTGTCGCGGAACGCGTCGGTGACCTGGTAACCGACACTGACGTTTGATCGAATCCCATCGACCACATCGTTGAACGCTTCGGTCGCTTCCGCCGATCGTCCAAACCGTGCAACGGCTTTGGTGCTTTTGCTTTCCGAGTCCAGACGGAAGTTTTCAATCACGCCAACAATTCGGGTCGGATCGTGATCGAGCAACATCGGCATGCGTCCGGATTTGGCGAAGTCCATATCGATGGACTCTTCCGTGGTGTGATCGATCACTTCGTTCATTCCATAGCTCGTTCGATACACCGGTTCTTCGCTGGTCACGCCCAAACTCACGGTCCGTGCGTCGACATCGACCGCACCCCGTTCGAGGTTCAGATGTCTAAATTCAGTCGTCATTGTTCGGCTCCTCCGTTGCAATAGGCGTCTGCGCTCCAAACGGTTGGAACGCAAGATTCAAGTTGTACTGTTCCGCTAACTCGGCTTCCGCCGCGTGTGCTTCAAACAATTCTTCGACATCGCGTCCGTATTGGCTTTCCTCGATATCGGACAGGGTGATGAGTCCCGCTTGCAGACTGGTCAAATTCGCGTTGGCTTCTTTTGATGGATCGATCCAACTGAACGATCGGCCGATGAATGTGGCGGCGTCTGCGTATGCTTCGAAATCTTGCATGGACACAAAGCGGTCGACGGCGATGGCTTCACGTAGCCACGCCCGAAAAACGGGTTCGATAAAGTGATCAATGAGAAACCGTTGCAGCATCTTGTAGCTGTCGCGGTCACCCAGTTCCGCAATCCGTGCGGATGAATACGTGGTCGAACTTAAATCGGAAGCCAATGATTGATACGAAACATTCAACCCGCTGGCGATGCCCCGCAGAATGGCCGCTTCGAAATGCGCGAACGCCGTGGTCGGGTGCGCGGTGTCCCACGATCGCAGTTCATAGCCGGGCGGTAACATCTGAATCGTTCCTGGTTCCGCACTGATCTCCGGTGCGAACCCGTCGGCCTCATCACCGACGAAATCATTGACGCCGTCGGTCGCGGCTTGCAGATACGCAGACTTAGCGGAACCCAATCGGGCAGCGACCAATTCCGCTTCCTCGTAGCCGTTCAGCATTTTCAATCGAGGCAGGGCGGTGGCTAACCACGGCATGCCACGATTCTGGTCGGCTCGGTCGGCGCGGAAGATGTGCAAGCAATCCGACGCGGAGACAACCGTGTGCGCACGGCTATTCAAGGGTGAAACGCCGAGACTGGATTGCACGCCACTATTTGCCAGGTGGTACGCGACCGGCCGACCGAACCGGTCGAGTTGGACACCCATGCGTATAACTTCGCCTGATTTCAGTGTCTCGTTCATGTCGATATCGAGAAGGTCGACATCAATAAATTGCAGTGCGAAACCCGATGGAAAGTCGCGATCACGGATGAACTTGATGAGCACTTCACCATCGCGCGCGAGTGATTCCATGCAGAGTCGTTGCGCATCGATCCAGGTGCTGCGCCCATCAGACGTGACGGACTTCGACCACTTGGCAAACGCTGATTCGACCGCGCTGTTGCCGCGTTGATCGAGTCGCCGATCGGCTCCGAGCTTCTTGGATTGCATGCGAATCCCAGCAGGACCGACCACGTTTTGATTCAGCAGAGATAAGTATCGACGCACATAATCGTTGTTGCGCGCTTGTTCCCTGGTGCGATCACGGACCGTTTGCAACGCCGACGCAATGGATTCATCGGCGGTTTGGCTAATAGAATTCCAATCGGCGTAGAGTCGACCACCTTGTGCGGCTTGCCAGTTGCGTCGCTTGACGTCGCGTTTTTTGGAAAAGAAATCAAGCACGCCCATCAGAACCGCACCTGAACCGTCTGTCCGGTTTTCTGTCCTGCTTGAATACGCTGACGACTAATCTCGGCTTGGACTCTGGACGCATAGTATTGTCGGAACTTGATCAGGTCATCCACATGCATGCGAGAGATTGAGCGTCCCGCAATGCTGAAACTGAGTTGATCGAGGGATGCGCGGTTGTTCATCACGGCATCGATGGCATCGAGCGCAGTCTGTGCGTCGGACGGCTTGGGATAGTTCGGCAGCACTTCCGTGCGTCCCTGTCTCAATCGCAACCGCGCGTTGTCAGAACTTCGTGTTATATACGAGTCCCATTGATAGACACCGTCGCTATAGTTGGCGGTAGTCGCTGCCGCCACCGACACCAGATATTCGTTTGGCGAACTGCTTTCCGTCGCCGTGATGTTGATCGTTGCGGTTCCGTCGTTCTTGCGAAAGACATAGGTCAACGCGTAGCTGGCTACTGGATAATCCGAGAGACCACGTTTCCAGTTCCAGGTGTCGCCGGCTTGCAACACTTCCGGTTCATTTTGCGCGTAATTAACGGAATCAAACAGGTTCGACAACGGCACGCCTCGACAGGGGTTTGTGAAATTTGGCACCTATTTTTTGTCACATGCAACCACTTTAGTGTCCACATTTTGTAGACAGCATGAACATCAAAGCGTATAACGGGCGCATGAAAACCAATTTGCAAGATCATTCGCTTAAGTCACACCGTCTGTTGTCTACCGCACGCGGTCAGCGACGGGACACACGAGCCGAACAAAACGCCTACGACGTGGCCATGCATTACGTTAAGACACTATTCGTTCACAGAAAGTGACATCACCAGTTGTTGACCCAACTGCGTTTCTTGAAACGTGGGCGACGCGGTCGCAACTGCTGATCCACCGTCGGCTGAACGACCGGTTCCACCTCAGTCGTGGGTGTTCCTCGATTCGCTAACTTGGTGAAGTTCGGACTCAAGATGTTCACCGCGCAAAGTGCGTAGACAAACGCATCGAGTGATTCGTTCCGCGCGCGTGTCTTTTTGAATGACATGCGCACGGTGTTTCCAACCTTGCGTTCAATCATTTTTTCAGCGGTCAATTGTCGGAAGTATTCGTCATCGAGGATCTGGCTGAAATGAATCATTGCCGGTGGTTCAGTGGATGGCAGTCGTCCATGTATCCACATCTTCGCGGTGTCGGTGCCGACGGAGTACAGCGGCACACGCGACCGCCCGACGATGGACGGCCTCGAGACAATCGGTTGGGCGGGTTGTGAACTTCCTTTCACCGCGAAGATCCGTCGCCCTGCACGGGGTCGAGTCCAGGCGTAGACGTTCTCGGTCCAGTGTCCACCGCTGTCGATGCATGCACATTGCACGTTGAGCTCGCGACCATCCACGGTGCGAATGGTCGATTGCAATTGCTCATCGAGTTCATTCCACACCTCGCCTTGGGCGGCGTTTCCCCAAATGACGCGGTGATCCAACACCCACGCTTCGTAGTCATCGCCCCACGCGATGAACGTGACTTCGCACCGATCGCGTTGCACGTCGATTCCTGCCGTGACCACCAGTGCGGATTGCGGAACGCTTGTGATCGTGTACGGCTCACGTCTTTCGAGAAAGGTTTCGAACTGCAATACGTGTCCCTGATCCGGGTCGAACGATTCTCCGAGACTCGTGTTGATGAACACCTGCAAGAGCTCCGGTTCGTTTTTGGTGCGGAGGAAATCGCGCGACATGTCTTCCCAGGTTCGCCAGGGTGAATAGCATTCGTTCAAGCGGAACGATCGTGTGCGTTCGTTTTCCGGATTGTCGTGCAGCCATTCACCGTCGGACAGCATGCGCGGCTTGTCTTTGTGCTCGATCACACACCCCGATTCGCATTGGTAAACGGCCGTGTGTGGTTGGCCTTTGTCCCATTTCACATTGGCAAACAACAACACTTGTCGCTCACCGCAGTGCGGACACGGGACATAGTATTGACCGGCACTGCCGGCGTGATACCAGTTTTCGATCAAGCACCCTTTCCACGTCGGAGTCGAGACGGCGACGATCTTCGAATTCGAAAACGTGGTGGTCCGCTTCATGGCGAGTTCGACAGAATTTCCTTCCACCGTCGTCTCTGCATAACGGGAGATTTCATCGAGCAACAACACACGGATCGAGCGACCAGCGAGACCGGCGACCGAGTTGCTTCCTGCGATACCGATGAAACCACCAGCGAACTTTTTGAACAGCGCCGTGTTGTCGGAATCCCGACGGCGTGGTGGTTCGACACGACCAGGAATCGAGTCTCTTAACATGGCCGAGAGCTTCGTGCGTGACCAATCGCGTGCGGATTCGAGCGTGGGTTGAATGCACAAAATAGGTGAGGGGTCCTGGTCGACGTAGTAGCCAACCGTGTTCAACAACAGTTCCGTCTTGCCGACTTGCGCACTGGACATCACGACGACTTCGCGGGTGCGTCGATCGCTGATTGCTTCCATCGGTTCGGCCATGAACGGCGCGCGACTCGTGCGCCACTGTCCCGACTCGGCACTGGTTTCCGAACTGAGCCGTCGCGTGGTGTCCGCCCATTCGACCAGCGAGAGATTCGGCGGCGGCCGGAACGCTTTACTCGTTAACTGCCAAAGCGATTCGAGTGGATTTTGGGAGGGGTTCACCGCTAAGCTCTTCGAGCGCATCGTTCAATGTCTCCAGCAATAGTTCATAGACCTCGTGTTCATCGCGTGCCGCGTGCAGTTGCGGCGAGATCGCCGAGGGCATAGCGATCAAACGCGCCCGTGTATTCGACACCATCTCCGTCCAGACCTTCAAAACGTCCTCGACTTCGACCGTAATTCCTTTGATCACGTCCACTTCGGACTCGGCTTTGTCGGCTTGCGCCTTCGTCAGACGGGTCCTTTCTTCGTTGTAGTCACCGCCCTTGCCACGGTTCTTGATGTTGTTGCGCAGGTAGGTGATGTACTCCAGCCGAACCCGATCCAAATTTAGCGACGCGCCACGACGCGACGTGATATGTCCGTCCGACAACAACCGAGACAGTTGTGCCGTGCTCATGTCCAAGTATTCTGCTGCTTCCTTCCTCGTTGCCATATCAATTGCAATTTATATAAGTTTTAGTTATTAAAAATTAATCGAGGCCCGAATAACT